GCATGGGGCCAGTGGTCGAGGATCTGCGACCACGTGCCGGCGACGGCGTGGTGCGCTTCGTCAACAACGATGAGATCGGGCTGCCAGGTCTGCAGCTTGAGGCGGCGGGCGAGTGTCTGCACCGACGCGACTTGCACCGGGTGATCCGACGGCTCGAAGCCGGCGGCGATGACGCCATGCTCGACGCCGGCCCAGGTGAGCTTCGCGCTCGCTTGGCGGATCAGCTCACGCCGATGCACCAGGATCAGCACGCGACGACCACGCTCGACGGCGCCAGCAGTGATGGCGGCGAACACGACCGTCTTGCCCATGCCGCACGGTGCGACCAGCAACGGCGCGCGTGCACCTGAGCGGTAAGCCGTGCGCAGATCGTGTATTGCGCGGGATTGATAGTCGCGAAGCGTGAGACTCATGGGACTTGACCTGAGCTGCCGGGAAGCAATACCAAGGTGAGCGGCCCGATGCTAGCCGGAAGGGCGGGAAATACTTAGAACTACTGGGGGAAGGGATGAAAAGCCGGGAAATCGTGGTAAGTTCTGGGAGCATTCACTGCGGCCTGCCTATGGAGATCGCCGACTACCACCGCCACAGCGCGGTATCGAAGAGCCACCTCGACCAGGTGGCACGCAGCCCGTTGCACTACTGGGCGGCGTACCTGGACCCCAACCGCCAGCCACGCGAGGCAACGCCTGCGATGGTGATCGGCTCAGCCGTGCACACCCACGTGCTCGAGCTCGACACATGGGATCAGCGCTACGTCACCTGCCCTGAAGGCATCGACCGGCGCACCAAGCAAGGGAAGGCCGAATGGGAGGCGTTCTCTGTGGCCAGCAGCAACCGCACAGTGCTGAGCAAGGCCGACGCCGATCTGGTGATGCGGATGGGTCAGGCGATCTATGCGCACCCCGCGGCGGCGTTCCTGCTGCAGCGTCCCGGCTTGGCTGAGCAGACCTACCTGTGGACCGATGAGGCCACGGGTCTCGAGTGCAAGTGCCGGCCGGATTGGATGACGCGCGACGGCCAGCTGATCGTCGATCTGAAGACCACCGAGGATGCGAGCCCTGCGGGGTTCCGAAAGTCGGTGGCCAACTTCCGCTACCACGTACAAGCGGCCTGGTATCTCGACGGACTAGAACGCGCCACCGGCCGCCGGCCCGAGCAGTTCATCTTCATCTGCGTGGAGAAGAAACCACCGCACGCCGTGGCGGTCTATGCCGCGAGCGTGGAGATGGTGGCCACCGGCGCGATCACGGCCGAGGGTGATCTGGCCCGGCTGGCGCTCTGCCGCGAGTCGAACGAATGGCCGGGGTACTCGAACCAGATCGAGGTGCTCGACCTGCCGCCCTGGATGCGGCCGCGGCCGGATGGCTCGGTGCCTGCAGCGCCAGCCGAGATCGAGGCCTTCTGATGGACCAGATCGCCAACCTCATCGTGATCGCGATCACCACCTGCTGCGGCGCGATCTTCCTGCAGCACATCACCGACGCGTCGCTGCTCACGGCGGCCGCCGGTTCATTCTTCATCCTGATGGCTCTCAAGTCATGACCGAACAATCCACAGCACTGACCACCACGCAGGGCAGCGTGTTCTCGGGCATCCAGGCGTTTGAGGATGCGCAGCGCATCGCCAAGGCACTCGCCAGCTCGACGCTGATTCCACCGCAGTTCCAGGGGCAGCAGGGGTTCGCGAACTGCCTGGTGGCGCTGGAGATCTCGCACCGCTTAGGCCTGAGTCCGTTTCTCGTGATGCAGCACGTCCATGTGATCCATGGGCGGCCTAGCTTCAGCAGCCAGTTCCTGATCGCGCTGGTGAACGGCTGCGGCGAGTTCAGCCCGCTGCGATTCGAGCTGAAAGGCGAAGGCGATCAGCAGGCCTGCCGCTGCACTGCCACCGACATCAAGAGCGGCGAGCTGCTCGAGGGTCCGTGGGTTTCGATTGCCATGGCCAAGAAAGAAGGCTGGGCGACGAAGAACGGATCGAAATGGGCAACGATGCCCGAGCTCATGCTTCGGTACAGGGCCGCGGCCTTCTGGCAGCGTCTCTACGCCAGCCACCTGACGCTGGGGTTCAAGACCGAGGAAGAAGTGCTCGACGTGGAGCCGGTGACGGTGCGCGCTGCCGAGCCTCAGCAGCCGAAGGCGAGCCTGGAAACCCTGAACCAACAGATCGCCAACCCACCGCCGGTGGTGATCACACCTGTGGAGGAGCCTGCTGATGATGAGATCTTCTGAGTCTGGATACCTGACACCGCGCGAGCTGGCTGCGCGATGGCGGAACATCGTCTCGCTCAGCACGCTCGACAACTGGCGCAGCAGCCAGAACCGTGGCCCGCGGTTTGTGAAGATCGGCGGCCGAGTTCTCTACCCAGTGGTGGAGGTCGAAGCCTACGAACAGCGCAACCTGCGCGGCCTGCCTAACAACCCTTCGCAACCCAACCGATGACCTTCAAGCTGAACCTGTCGATCTTCAAGAGCACCAAGCCTGACAGCAAGGTGGACTTCACCGGAATGATGAACGTGAAGGTGGAGGAGCTGGACGCGTTCTGCGCGTTCGTGATGAGCCAGACGCCGGACCAGTACGGCAGCGTGCAGGTGCCGATCAGCGGCTGGAAGAAGACCAGCAGCAAGGGTCTGGCGTATGTGAGCGCAGTGGCGCAGCCGCCGCGCGACTGGGTGCCGCCTGTGAGCGCGCAGAGCGCCGCGCAGAACCTGGCCCAGGCGGTGGATGGGGAAGTGCTGGATGTGGATCTGTTCTAGGAGTTCATCAGCTCGCATTCGAGGCGGGCAATCTCGTTGACGGCCTGCTGCAGCAGCTGCTGCTGGTAGCAGGCTTGCTTGAGGAGAGCAGCCGCCAGAACGCCCGCGTCCTTGCTTTCGAGCAGGGCGCGGGCTTGTTTTTCGATGGTGAACTGCTGCTCGGTGGTGAGCTCCACCGCCATCCACTCGCCGAACCGCATGGTGCCATAATGGCGGGGTACTTTGGAATTATACCGATGGAGTGTCCGCGGTGCACCAGCGGCGAGATCAGGACGCTCACCACCAACGGCAAGGAGGCCAGCAGGGTGACCCGTCAGCGGAGGTGCCTGAAGTGCCGGCACACGTGGTACACGGTCGAGCTGCCGGTGAGCGTGGCGGTGATCGGCTGGACACGCGGGACGGGGAAGTCAGTGCCGGTGCTGCGTGTGCCGGTGGACTTGGCGGTGGGCAAGGAGGCCGTGTGAAGAACTGTCACAGCGGGATGGCAGGTGCCCCGTGGGCGGGGCATACTTAGGGGACCGGAGGCGATCAGTCCTCCACTCGGCAGCCCAGAGGCTGCGCTGAACATGCAGGATCAGATCATTGCCCTGATCGCTCAGTTCAACGCTGAGGCTCATGACATCGCTCAGGAGCTGCGCGGCAGCCTGCCTCACAAGGATCCGGGCCGTTACCTGGAGCTGAGCCGTCGTCACGGCGAGCTGCTGCGCTGGATCGAGTCCTGCCGAGGGCATCTGGCCTGAGCCTCCGGGCTCCCACACCACTCCACCCATGCTCACCACCACCCTTCTGGTGATCTGGAAGCTGCTCCTGCCGCTGCTGGTTGTGGTCGCAGTGATCGACTGGCTCACCGCCTCTGACGATCGCCGCGTTCACATCCTGCGCCGCACTGGTCTCAGTCAGCTGCAGATCGCCACCCGCCTCAACATCACCCGTCACCGCGTCCGCCGGGCGCTCGCATCATGATCAACCGCATCAACAACACCATCTGCTTCCTGATCGCCGCGGCCGTGTTCGCGATGATCGGCCTTGATGCCAGCAACCAGCCCGGCATGACCCACAGCGGCACGCAGCTGGAGGTGCGCAAGTGACCCGCCCACGCCGCTTCTACTTCCAGATCAAGTCCGCCAACATCATCGAGTGCATTACGGCTCACAGCTTCACCGAGGCCAAGCACAAGGCCGCAAGCGAATGGCTGCCGTGGTGGGACCAGATCGAATGGCTCAACCCTGAAACCGTCACCGACCCGTCCATTCATGCCTGAGATCACTGGAGCGATGCTGCCCTTCATCTGGGCAGAGGATCCATCACCAGCGAAGCTGGGCGATGGCATCAGCCGGCCGAAGCCCGGCAGCCGCACTCGCGAATACAAGCTGATCGTCTACCCGACCGGCGCCAGGCCGCTGACGTGGATCACACGCGCGGAATCGAAACGCCATGCCCTCCGGTACGCTCGCAACCGCTGGCCGGGTGCTGAGGTGGAGGCGGCGTGACTGACATCCGCGCCAAGCTGGAAGCGCTGATCACCGACAGCGGCACCTACCGTCAAGGCCAGCAGGATGAACGCCAGCGCCTGCGCAGCTTGATCGACCTTCGCATCGACCAGCTGCGCGGCATTTGCGGCATCCGCAACCGGGAGCAGATGTGCGCCGAGCTGCTCCAGCTTCGCCAGTTGATTGACCCATGAACCACCGCATCAGGATCGACCAGCAGCGCGCCGACATGATGGAGGCGCTCTACCAACGCAGCGGCCGCACCTGCTGCACCTACACCGGGTTGTGGGAGGAGTTTGCGCTGGAGATGGCCGCCAACTTCCGCGACACCTACTACCCGGAACTGCTTGATCGGGTGTGCGCCGCGATGGATGCCACCGGCTCGGTGATGACGCAGAAGCAGGCGCAGCAGGCGATCGAGGTCTGCCGCCAGCAGCTGCTCGGGGAGCGTTGGCGGTGAAGACCGACACGTTCACAGCGCCCGGCCTGCTGGTGGTCCGTCAGTGGGACCGCTGGAACGGTGCGCTGTTCATCGCGTGGAAGCCGAGCGTGAGCATGGCGTTTCGCGCGCGGAAGGAGCTGCTGAAGTTTGTGGCCTGGCCAGCCAAGACACCGACCGGCGATCGGTTCCGCGAGTGGCTGAACAGCTTTGAGGAGCCGGCGGCGGAACCAGCACCAGCACCACCTGCTGAGTTGGCGCCTGAGCTGCTGGCTACCGGGTTCGGCCCGGAGTGCCACTTGGATGAATCCGACCCCAACTACAACACCCGCACGGTGATCTGATGAGTGATCCAGTCAACCAGCCGCCGCACTACCGGCAGGGCGAGATCGAGTGCATCGAAGCAATCGAGGCTGCTCTGACGCCTGAGGAGTTCCGCGGCTACTGCAAAGGGAACGTGATCAAGTACCTATGGCGCATGAACCATAAAGGAAGTAAAGTGCAGGACAGCGAGAAGGCCGCTTGGTACCTCACAAGACTGACCTCATGTTTGAAACTGAAATCTGGCGACCAATGACCGCAGATGATCGCTACGAAGTCTCTGATCAAGGCCGCGTTCGCAGAGCGCGCAACAAGCGGACCCGAAAACCCTCGTCAACTCCTAGCGGTTACCAAGTGATCGTTCTTTCTCGCCCTGGCGCGTCGCACGCAGGCGTCTACGTGCATCGAGAGGTCATGAGAGCTTTTGTTGGCCCCTGCCCCGACGGCTTTCAGGTGTCGCATCTCAACGGCGACAACAGCGACAACAGGCTTGCAAATTTGCGTTACGAGTCGGTGCGTGCAAACAACCGACGCAAACGCGCGCATGGCACGCAAACATCTGGCGAGCACCATGCCGCCGCGAAACTGAAGTGGTCAGACGTTCGCTCCATGCGACGGCTTCTAGATAGTGGATTGACGCTGAAAGAAGTCGCAGACCACTACGGCATCTCGTTTCAGCAGGTATCGCGGATCAAGCGTGGGCACAACTGGCAGGAACCAGCACACATCGCCAAACTGGAGCCATGTTCTACCTCGCAGGGCTGAATCTGATCGAGCGGCTGGCGCTGTGGATCCTGTGCCGCAGCCCGCGCACCAGCTTGGTGGTGGTGAAGGAGCACGCCTGGCCGTCGGTGTTTGTCGCCAGTGATCCGCGCGATCCGGTGGCGGCGCATGTCACCAACGGCGAGGTTGAGCCGCTCTCAATGCAGCTCGAGCGGCTGTACCACCAGCCGGCCTACGGGGAAGAGGAATGATCAGCCTGCACGCCGGCCGCCTGCTGCTGGTGTGCAGCCGCTCCAGCCGCACTTGGCACGCGCATGTGGTGCTTGGACCGAAGCCTGAATGCCAGCTCAAGGCCGACACCAGTACTTCGAAGCTCTATGAGGCGCTGCAACGTGCGCAGGTGATCTACCAGGAGGCGGTGGCCAGCATTCGGCCAGCCGACAGCCAGCGCATGTGCTGGGACTGCATCCAATGGGATCCGCGGTGCAACTACTGCGAGCTGGGCATCCCAGAGTGCCGGCGCAGCGGCGGCCGGTTCGCGCCACGATGCGAGATGTTCCAGTCATGCCGCGCGAATGGGTGACAGCCACGCGCGAGCCGTGGTGTGTGCTGATCCACCAGGCGGTGATGGCGATCGACCGGCACAACAGTCTGTTCTTTCAGACAGGCGACCGTTGGCATCTGCTGCAAGCTGAACGGCTGCGGCAGTATGTGATCGAGCTGAAGGACTGGATCAGCAGCCATGAGCGAGCCTGAAGTGATCAGCCGGCTCGATCGCGACGGCGGCTACATCGAGACGCTCGAGCCTGCTGGTGGCGGCGAGCTGTACTACAGGAGCTGCGCGAGCGGTTACTGCCGGTACAGCTCGGACCTGTGGCAGGCAGAGCTGTACCTGACCCACCTGCTGGCGCGATAGCTAGCACTCACCGGCAACCCAGCGGGCGATTGCCCATTCGCGAACAGCGAACCAGAACGGCTGGGCGCGATACCAGTCGATCCATGGCTTGTGGCCCTTCTGGCTGTTGCACATGAGGCAACAGCTGACGAGGTTCTCGCGCACGGTCAGGCCGCCGTGCACCTTGGGGATGACGTGATCGAGGGTCGGACTGCGGCCGAGCGGATCGCCGCAGTAGGCGCACTCGTAGTTCCAGGCGAGGTGGATCTGATCGCGCGCGGAGCGGCGTGTGACCAGGCGGGTTTCGTCAATGTGGTGCTGATCCACTGAGGTCGGCTGGCAGGGGAACGGCGTGGACTTCGAGGTCCAGGAGGTCGTCGTCGTTGCGGATGAACTCAGCGATCTGGCTGTAGATGTCTGCGGGCAGCTCCTCGGGGTCGGTGTCGGAGCGGATGATCAGCTTGGCGCTGATCTCCACGATGTAAGCCCGCATGGGAGCGGCCCGGCTTGGCCAACGGTAGCGGGTGCGACGGGTGCGCCCCGTGTGACAGTTTGCAAAGGTGCCCCGCATCCGGTGCAGGGTGCCCTGTGGGCGGGGTATAGTTAGGACATCGACAGCCACCCACCCGGCCATGACCTTCACCCTCGAAAACGCCAAGCTCGAAAAGCGCGCCTCCTTCACCCCCGCCGGCGCCGAGCACGTCATCATCACCACTT